CCCTTGAAGCCACCCGTCCCCGGCACCGCTTCACCCGCCTTCAATCCGGGCGTCTCGACAATGCCCTCGCCCATCGATTCCGGCATGTTTGGGAATTGCGCGCGGGCGTCGAAACCTTCGACCGTTCCGGCAGATTCGGCGGGCCGCATCCCCGCCGCCATCGCGCGGGACGCCTCCGTCTGGTCGCGCTTGTCCTTGCCCATCATGTAGGCGGCCATGCCTTGCTGTAAGACGTGCGCCAGACCGCCCGCGTGCGTACCGTTGTTAACCCCCGGCCCGCCGCGATTCATGAGCAATTGAACGTATTTACTGCCGACACCTGCCATCAGATATTCTCCCTATAACGTGCCTATAGCCGGCCCGCCGCCGAAATACATGCCTGCCCCAATTGCGCCCGCGCCGAGCAACGAATAAAGCCCTTGCGACCTCGCTGCGCTGGCTTGCTGTTGAGCGTTATAGGCATTCAGTTGGCCGTTATAGCTGCCGTATGTCGCGCCCATGATATCGGCGGGAAGGGCCGGCGCCTGCGGCGTATTCACAAAGGACGGGCTTTGCACCTGGCTTCCGGTCAACATCGAGGCCAGCTCGTTAAGCGGCTGCGTGCGTTGCTGGATCAACTCATTCGTCGCGCGGTCTCGGGTCGCCGCTTCAAGGCCGAATTGCCGCTGCATTTCGTTTCCGGCCTGCGCATCAATCGCGAGCCGCATATCGTTCCGGGAGCGGTCGAAATCGCCCACAGCGTCTTGATAGGCTTCTGATCCAATCTGAATGCCTTGATTGGCAAGCTGCGTCTGTAGTATCTCGCGGTCCCGGTCGAGCTGCGGATTTACCCGACTATACAGGCTATCCGCGACCTGATTTCGGTAGCCTTCGTTCGCCACCGGCGCGGCGCCAAGGGTCGAAAGGTCCAACGGCTGCGAAAGCGTGCCTTGTACCGCGTCAAGCTGGTTGTTCGCCGTCTGCCCGTATTTCGTCGCGGCTTGGTTGTTCAAATCCAGAATGGCCTGCTGTTCCGGCGCAAGCGTTTGCGTAACCGTCCGACCCGGCTGGCCAATTTCGCCGGAATACGTCATTGAGCCATAGGGCGTGACCTGATCTATCTGGTTTACCACAGCCTGCTCGCGAACGGCCTCCTTGTTCGCCGCCGCCTGCGCCGCAGCCGTGGCCGCAGGGTCCGGCGCGGGAGGTGGAGGGCCGCTCTTATCTTTTCCGTAGCACCAAAGCCGATAATCATCCGGCTCTATCTCGCCGCACAAAACATCGGGCAACGCATCCCAACCGATTTCTCTAGCCATATCGCCTCCGGTATTCGTTCGACAGCATCGAGCAAACGACACAGTGCTTTTTACGGCCAAAATGATGCCGCAAGGTCGCTTCCCGCGTGAAGCCAATTCCTAAGTTAAACCTGATCGCCCGCTCGTTTTCGTGAGGCGTCGCCGTCCACACCTTATTGACGCCCACTTGCTCAAACGGGTAGTGAAGCAAGGCCCTAATCACGCCCCTTTGCGCCCATCGGGGCGAATCCGCCGCCATGCTGATCTGCAAGGTTCCATATTTGGCTTGATGGTCGTTATAGACCACCCCTGCCGCCAGCTTTTCCCCGTCCCAAACGCCAATCGCCGCAAAATCCCGGAATTCCCTGTGAACATGAGGTATTCGGCGCGCAACCCATTCGGCAACAAGCTGATCTTCTCCAAAAACGAGGATCAAATCTGCCCGCCCGGAACGTATGTGTAATTTGTCGCCACCCACGAGGGCCGCGAAGCGGTATCCGACACCCTAACCCGCAATGCCGCCGCCCGGCCTATGCCTCTCACGCCGCGCCAGCCCCGATAAACCTGCCCATCTGTTCCCCACGTCCCTACACCCCACTTGGAGACGCCCCAAGTCGCCGAAGTCACAGGAGACGCGGACGCAACACCCGTCGGCGCCTTCACCTGGAAATCGAGGTTTAAATCGAGCGCGGCATTCGGGTTTCCAACGCTCTCAAAAATCGGCTCGACCAGTTTGAATGCCTTATTGTTGCCCGGCGTCTTAAAATAGCTGAATGATTGCAGGACATCGCCTGCAATCGCCGACCCGTCATCATTTGTCCCCGTGTCGAACTTATGCACCGCGCCATTCACGCCGAAAAACGGCTCGTCATTGAGCAAACCCCAACATATCGCATTCAACCCGGTGAACCGCGCAGGCGCGCCCGTCAGAGTGTTAAATACAAACTGATGATATTCCCCGCTTTGCGGGATGTTGAATATCAGCATTTGACCGCGCGGATAGAGAAACGGTTGCCAACCGAAAAGAGACCCGTAATCCCGAACCGCGCTGTTTACCGATTTGTCAATCTGCGCCGAAAGCGCCACTCGCTCGGACTGTGAACGATCCAGCGTCAAAACCGATGCCGCCGTAACGAATCCGTCTTGCGTCACAATCACAAGATCAGCACCGGCCTTGATAAAACATCTGCGTCCTATCGGCTTGCCGATTTGGAAAACGCCGATCAACTCCCACGTTGAGGCGCTTGCCGGATCGGTGCCAGCGTAAATAATCACTTCGCCCTCGGACGTGATGAATATCGCTACGTCGTCTTGCCCGTCGCCCGCGTCCCGCGTCCATGTTCCCATTCCCATGAGATACCCGCCGCGCCGCGCCACGCCTGCCAAGGGGAACTTAGTAGCCGTCCCCGCGATGCTGTTGACCGCTAGATACCATGCGTCGAGGCTGTTTTTTTCACCCACCCACAGCCGCCGTTGATGCAGATTGCACCAAATCAGGCTTGCGGCGGTCGGCCCGGTAATCGAAGCGTTCGCCCATGAACTGCCATTGTAGGTGCGCGGCGTGTCCTCTCCGTTCATCACCAGCAAGAATTGACCGCCAGTCGTGCCAATTTGGACTTGTTGGAAGCGGTCGTTCGATAACCCACTGACTTCCGCCGCCCCAACCGCACCGGAATCCGACACGTCCACAATATCGCCGTTAGCACACGCAAACAGCTTGCCCGAACCCGTCAGCGGAACATATTCCAACAATGTTTCAACGTCGCCCGTCAAACCAGTGGCGTATTCGATAGACCCGCGCCGCAGCGTGACCTTTTCCGTATCCGGGAACCAATTATCCATGATAACCGCATGGTTATCCGGCATGTCCGCGATGGCATCGCGCGTATTCCATCCCCCCACCGGGGCGGGAATGGTCTGCGAACGGGACGGCGCGCGCATCAAATAACCGAAGAACTGCCATCGACAGGCGGCGCGCCTGTGAAGTGCCGCCCACCGCCGAAGATATCCGCCGCCACCATAATGCCGGGAGACCCCATTTCGTTCCGCAGCTCGTCGTTCAGGTGCTTTTCATAAGCGCCATACGCCGCGCCGGACGGCAATCCTTCCGCCTCAAGGTAGGCATACACCAGACCGCAGGTAATCAATTCCTCCGATAACTTGGCCACGTCGTCGTCAGCCGCGAAGGCCGATTGCGCAACGGCCCCGCTGCTTTCGCACCACTGGTTCGACACGTACTCGAACGCGAGGCTTTCACCGCCTCCTAGCGTCGGGATAATAAGGATATTGTCACCACGGCGCGCGAATTTAGGCCGGGAGTCGTCCGCATAATCGTTTGCCTTCAAGCCCTGCCATTGAACCGCCGAAATCGGACCCGAAATCAAATTCTTGTTCGTCCTGTCCCAAAACGTCTCAGGCACCATGCGGTCGAAATCGCTTGGCAGGATGCTCGTTTGCGTCTCTGACGCCAGTCCGGTGAACGTCTTTTCTTTCCGGAGAGCCTGCCACGCCACTTTCCGCATGAGCGCGGTCCCGACCTTGTTGGCGAGGCGAAATATCTTTTGCGCGTCCGGGTCCGCATTACTCGCTACCGATGTTGGCCGGATGATGCCGATTTCGTCTGCGGCGTCCTGGCATATGCTTAAAAGCGTCATTGCGGCACACTCCAACCCTTCTCACGCGCCCAAGCCAGCGCCTCGGCCTTACCCTTACCCTCGAACCCATGCGCCCTCAGTGCGGCGCGCACGGACAACCAAGGGGCATTCCAGTTTACCGGCGTGGATTCAAGAATATGCCCCAACGCCTCGGCCTTGGTCCGAACCCACCCGTCCGAATCCTCGCCTTGCCAGCTTTTCTCCAAAACCCCGTTGACTACGCGGTAGCGGCGGCGGTCATAGGCCATGCCTGCTCCTCTTTCCGAATCAACATTGCCCGCTCGCCGATGATATCCCGCGTGCGGAAGTTCTCGGCGCACCACCCATCGACCGCCAGCGCATAGCCAGGGTCGTCAGCGTCGTCCACGATGATCGTATCCACCCGGTCGCCGAAATGTTCAAAAAAACCCATTCTGCTTGCATTTGTTCGCGGCGGGCCATCGTTTAGACCAAGGGCAAACCGTTCCGGCATCCCCTCCAGTTCCGCCATGTCATACCAGCCGCCCTTGATCGGCGCCGTGCAGATCGCGATATTCCGCGTTCCGGCCTGATAGGCCATTTCCTCGACCCGCGCCGCCCATGCCGCATTGTGTTCAATGCACCATACCGTATGGTCGGGATTTGCCGCCGCGAGAACGATTGTCGTAAGGCCAGAACCCGCCTCCACGATATCCCCATCGGCCTTGACCAAGGCGCACAGCGATAAAACGTCCTCCAACGCGGAAAACTCATTCCCTAACCAATAGCGGGCTTCCGTGAACAACCCGAGATCGGGCTGGCCCTTCCTTACTTCCTCGGCCAAATGCGCCAACGTGGTGCCGGTTTGCCGACGCAAGGCAGCGCCCAGGCTGTCATGCATCGTCACCTTGCCCGTATGTCCAAGGCGCATTTCATAGTCCGCAAAGACGCGGCCACCCGCGTTGCGCCACTTGCGGAAGAACGCCAGGTCCCCTCCCCAACGGTTGCCGTCTTCAAAAGTCCGCTCGAACAGGATCGGCACCTTTGAACGCCGGTCTCCCCTGTTCCAAAAGTGATCCGCCGATTTCGCAAGCGTCTCGAACACATGCCTGCGAATTCTCACAAAGCCCGTCGGCAAGCCTTCCACTTCAAGCAAGCCATTTTCGTCGGGCGTGTGCATCCCTTGGATCATCCGCACTGGCATATTGCCCTTGGCGCCCTCGCGCCGGAACGGATACACACCGCCCA